ACGCCTACTATTTGAATATGCTGGCCAATGAATCATTCATTGATACGGCCGTCGTTCGCAACTCGTTATTGTCGAAGGCGAAAGAACTGAATTACACTCCCACCTCGCGCCGGGCACCCACCGCGATTATCAATCTTACGGTTACACCTCCTGGGGGCAACACACAGGGTACGTTAACCCTGGATCGTTTTACGGAGTTTCAAGCGGAGACCATTGACGGGATCAATTATACTTTCGTGGCCGGGGATGCTCATACTAGTTATAAGGAAAATGGGGTATTCCCATTCACGAATATCGAATTGAAAGCGGGAACTCCTCAGACGGTTACATTTACCTACGATCCGGTCAATAATCCTCGATCAGAATTCTCATTACCCAATGATGATATTGATACTTCAACCCTGCAAGTGGTGGTCCAGGAATCCTCGATCAATGCCGTCTCGACGATTTATAACAAATCAGAGGACATCACAGATTCAGACGCTACGACCGCGGTCTATTATTTGTCTACGACCGTTGATAACTTATACAAGTTAGTGTTCGGAGATGGACAAATCTCCAGGGCCCTTTCAAACGGCAACATCATCGTGGCCTCCTATCTGACCACCGACGGCGATCTTGCCAACCGGGCGAATAGTTTTGCCACAGGGTCTATCGGGGGATTCTCGAATGTGGCCGTTACCCCAGTATCGGCAGCCGCCGGCGGATCCGAACGCGAAGAAGCCGAATCGATTCGCTTTGTAGCACCGCTGAATTACACGGCCCAGGGTCGATGTGTGACAACGAAAGATTATGAAACTCTGATACGCAACCGTTATCCGGCGATCAATACTATTACTGTATGGGGTGGAGAAGAGAATGTGCCTCCTGTCTACGGCAAGGTCTTTATTTCATTCGCTCCTAAGACGAATGTGATTATCAATGACACCGAGAAACAGCGAATCATCGATGAGATCATCACCCCTATTTCCATGGTCACTGTGACCCCGGTGATTGTCGATCCAGACTATGTGTACATCAAATTTGCGACTCGCGTGGAGGTGCTCACAAAGTTGACCACCCTCACCACCGCACAAATTTCTGATGTGGTGAAAACAGCGATCTTGAACTATACCACACAAGCCTTGAACCAATTTGGATCATCGTATGTGTCATCTAAGTGTGGGAGAGCCATTGACGATTCCATGCCTGCGATTGTAGGGTCTTCTACAGAAGTACGCATGGCCAAACGGTTCACTCCTTCCTTGAATATTGCCGCGTCATATTCTGTGGATTTCAAAACGGAGTTGCATCGGTCGACCTTTGCCTCAGCCTTACGCTCGTCATCGTTCATGACAAATGATGCCGAGGGAATTTCTCGATTAGCATACCTCCTTGAAGTCCCCGATTCCTTCACAGGACTGGATTCTATTGACATCACAAATCCAGGGTACGGATACACAACTGCACCGACCGTGACGATTACCGGTGATGGATCTGGTGCCACAGCGGTGGCCACTATCGTCAATGGTCGCCTGGAGACAGTCACCTTGGTAAACCGTGGAACCGGCTATTCCTCTGCTCTTGTGTTCTTGTCGGGGGGTGGTGGATCCTTGGCATCAGCTTCAGCGGTCGTCTCCTCAAAATATGGGGATATCAAACTTGTTTACACAAGTTCGACCGCCGAATTGATTACAATTGATCCTGCCATAGGTACGATTGATTATGTGACCGGAACCATTTTCATCAATTCATTGAAGATCACTGATCCATTGACCACTGATGGTCTAATAGAAGTATCGGTTGAGCCGTTTGAATCGATCATCACCACAACACTTAATCAACTTCTGACGGTCGATCAATCACAGACAGATGTTATCACAGTCGATGTGCATATGCGGTAATTTATGGCTAATACACTATCATTGCTGGTGCGCCAACAACTTCCTGAGTTTATACGGTCCGATTATGATACGTTCGCCACGTTCATAGAGGCCTATTATGAATTTTTAGACCAAAGCAATAATGCGATTGGTGCGGCGAAGAGTTTGCCTACTAATCTAGACATCGATACAACCACCACTGCCTTCATGGAGTATTTCATTACACAGTATTTGCCCCTATTTCCACCGGACAGGTTAAGTAGCCCTGCCACGATGATTGCCCATGCCAAGGAATTTTATCGTGCCAAAGGAACCCCCAAGGCGTTCAAATTACTATTTCGTTTGCTCTTCGGTCAAAATGCAGAGATATTCTTTCCCAAAGATAACATCCTCCGTGCCTCAGACGGTGAATGGATACGGGAAAAATCTCTTCGGTTCAATGAATCCATCTGGACCTCTCAGGTTGGTGATGGTGCCACGACACGGTTCAGGGCGTTGTGTGATTCCCGATCAATTAGTAGTGGGAATGCGATTAGGGTATGGTTCGGGGGTACAGCCTCCAATGGTATTTCTGGTTCCCTTCAAACTACAGGATATTACCATTCACCTAATGACCCCTATGTTGTATTTTCCCCTGCTCCTCCTCCGAACACGGTTATCAATATTTCCTATCATTCCCCAGACATCGTTGAGCGATTTGGTACGAATGAGATCGTGCTGAAGTTGGCGGGTGTATCTTCTAATGCTACCGCAATATCAGAGACCGCAGAAATAATCTATGATGCCCAGGCTGATTCCATGGACATGGTCGTTTCCCATGCGGTAGGAACATTCCTCCAGGGTGAAACAATTCATGGTCAATGGACATATGACACTTCTACTGGTGCCACGCTTGATGTGTATGGGGAACTATTTTCATCGGTGCTGTCGATTGAAGTGGTGAAACCTGGATATGGATATAATGTCGGTGACCCTGTTATCATAACTGGTGGCAGTCCTACTGTTGCTGCCACCGCTGTCGTTGATGAAGTCCTGAAGGCCGTGGTAACGAATGTGAGTGTATTGAATGGGGGTGCCGGCTATCAGGCGCTGCAACCAGTTTACATCATTTCCACACCTAATACCGGACTGACCCTCTTTGTGAACACGGTGGATACCTCTGGGAATGTGCATCCCAATTCCTATCCTGTCAGTCAAGACACGATCAATTGCTGGAGAGGCATTCTGATCTCCAATGCTGATTACAAGATGCCGCCGGCAGGGGTGGAAACATCCACAACACGCTTCAAGGATGCCCTCACGTTTGTTACTTTTGGCAGCCTGGGACCTGTCACCAACATCGCCATCGTGAGCAGCACGACCGTGTTTTCCAGTACTCCGCAACTCAAGATCGATTCGCCGATCCTCGCCGTCACAGGTAGTAGTGCTACCAATACCACACCGGGGAATGTGAGTATCGGTTCCTTTGGTATTTTGGGGCGCATGGCTGTATCAAACGGTGGAGCAGGTTATGTACCTGGGGATGAAATCTCTTTTGTGAATAATGTCGGGAGAGGTATCGGTATCGGGGGAGCCGCCGAAGTCATAGAGGTACATGCTGCCAATTCAGGGATCAAAACAGTCAAATTTCAGCCCTCCAGGGTCACAGGGACGGCTTCAGTTAATGTGTTCGCCAATACATTACAAGTGAACGGCACAAGCACCTTCTTTACCACTGAACTCTTTGTTGGTGACCGGGTAGAAATCAACAATGAAACCTCCTTTGTCGCCTCGATAGTCGATAGCACACATATCACGGTCAATACAGCATTCACCAAGAACACAACGTCCAGGTACCTGGGTGTTTATGGACGCTATTTTGTCGGGGGCATCAATTATTCTATGAGTGCCCTGCCAACGGTGCAAGTCATTTCCTCGAATGGTTCGGCCACAGGTGCAAATATCCAGGTAACTGCGGTCATTTCAGGAGGGGAGTCTCTTCTGGCCACAGGTGTGACCAAGACACCAGGAGCTATTGTAGCGATTCGTGTGGTGAACCCAGGTTACGGATATCGCACCGTACCCACGATTGACCTGACAGGGAAGGGAAATCATTTAGCCACCGCGGTGGCTATCGTCATTGCTGGTCTTCTGACCTCTTCGGGCCATTATAAGTCTACCAGGGGGTTCTTGAGTGCTGACCAGCATCTCCAGGGCGCCCAGTATTATTACAACAATTATTCCTATGTGATGCGAGCCCAGACCGAATTAGGTAAGTATAGTTCAATTTTCAAGGACTTGATTCATCCCTCAGGTACCAGGTTGTGGGGGGAATATGTGATCGAAAGTGACCTGGTGACCACAGCCGAATCGGCCAATGTGGCCAATACCTATCAGACAACAGCATAAAAAGGTTGTATAAATAGAGATATGTCTAATTTTTCCAACACCAGCTATACCATGGGCTACGAAAAGGCCTATTCTCTCTACCGGTCATTCACGGCCAACACAGACTTGACTACGGTCGGGTACATGATGGTCGGCAAATGCACGTTATGGGATGGTTCTGACACGGTTCCCCCGATCTATGACACCGAATATAGTAGGTTCCAGACCTATAGCGATTTCCTCGGTGGCAAGAGAATCACCGGTAATGATGTGTACCTGGTGATTAAACGAATCAATTGGACCACCGGTACAATCTATTCTGCTTATGATGACACCAGCAATACCCAGTTTACCACGGGTAATGGCATGTATGTGTATGTTGTCACAGGGGAAGTCTATAAATGTATCGATAATGCCAACAATGCGGCGTCTACGGTATCCCCAACAGGCGACTATACGGTCAACAATGGGTTTAAGACCACAGGGGATGGGTATACGTGGAAGTATATGTACAAGGTGCCGGCAGCCAGTAAATTCCTGACCACCTCATGGATTCCAGTTCCCACGGTTCAGAACGCTGCCTACTTTGGCCATGCAAATAATACTGTCGCGGGATCAATTTCCAGGATGGTAGTTGTGACACCTGGTAGCGGATATGGCACCACCAACACAAGTATCGTTGTTACAGGCTCGGGTGTTTCCGGCAACGCGAACGCCACAGTCAACGCCGCAGGGAGCCTTACGGCTGCTACCGTAGATGTTCGTGGTGTTCGTTACACTAGACGAGATATCAAGGCCAATGTGGTCGGCTCCGGAACTACGGCCAATGTGCGAGTCATTCTGTCCCCTTATGGTGGCCACGCATTTAACCCTGCTAGGGAATTGGGGGCCAACACAGTTCTGATTTCGGTAAAAATAGGTGATGTGGATGCCACTGAAGGTGGTAACATCACAGCAAATAATGATTTTAGACAAATAGGGATGCTTCTGGGACCGCATAAATATGGAGAGAGTGCTGCGGCCAATTCAGTATCCGCCGACCTTGCGGTCACCATGGCCACTCGATTGACCCTTGTGTCAGGAGCAGCATATACACAAGATGAGCCAGTCTATCAAGGGGCGAGCCTAGCGACCGCGACTTTTTCAGGATATGCGTCGGATGTGACACTCACCAATGCAATAGAGTGTACCGGGACCCAGGGAGCACCGGTGCTTGGTACCGCGCTCATTGGGGCAACCTCTGGGAGCTCCCGTACCGTGGTATCATACACGAATCCTGACTTGGAACCTGAAACAGGGGACCTTGTTTATACTGAAAACCGTGCGCCTGTTGTCCGTGCACCAGGGCAAGGTGAGTTGATAAAAATAGCATTGCGATTCATGTTGGCTCTATGCTTTATAAAC